CTATCGCATCGAAGACCGGCCAGAGATCGAGGAAAGCATCTATATTGCCGGGACTCGGCTCGACGGGTTCGCCTTCGGCATTGCCGACACCCTCCCATTCCAGAATGCCGGCCCGCGCCAGCGACCGGGTGAAGGCGAGGCCGGCCATGGTCGCGGCATCCTCGTCATCAGCTTTGAGCACCTCGGCGGCGGCCTGACGGGCGACCAGGATGGCCGCGACGGTGATCGGCTTGAACCGGGCACGAACGCCGGCAGCGAGGTCGAGCCAGAACGGCTCGCGGTCGAAGGCGAGTTTGAGCATGGTGAGCCTCCTGGAGATTGGACGTTGGTCAGTAAGCCGACACGTCGTTGACGAGCGTGATGGTGCAGGTCTTGCCGAGCGTCGGATGCTCGGACGCCTGCCAGCTGAAGCTCGCCTGAATGCCGTGCGGCCCTGTGATCGGCAGCTTCGGCCGAGGTAGCCAGACGGTGTGGGCGACGATAGAGAGCGACTTCGACGCGCTGATCGACCAACCATAGGAGAGTTCGATCGGTGTCGTCGCCGTGGCAAGGTCGAGGAGTGTCGTATCGGCAAACCGGACGACGGCCTCGCCGGTGACCGCCAGCATGGCCGGATCGATGCCGCCGATGCGCCCGTCCGGGCGGATGACCTCGACCTTGTCGAGACCGTTGGAGAAATTGAAGTTGCCCGAGGTGACATTGCCGAGCGGCACACCATCGCGGCGGATCTGGCCGGTGAACTGGGTGAACCGCTCGATGACCGATTCCGCCGGCACGCCCGCGCCTGAGGATGTTGAGCGCGTCTCGCCCTGAGCGATGATGCCGAGCGTCGCGTTGAGGAGACCCGAGCGCTGCAAGGGGATGGCCAGCGTGTTGGCGCCGGCGCCGAAGTTCAGGCCGTAGGAGGGAACGTCCGGCATGCCGACCTCGATCGACATGGACGGCAGCGACAGCGCCCCGGCGACGAAGACGTGATTGCTCGGACCCGAAGCCGATCCGCCCGAGAGGGTCGCGCCCGAGGCGGTGGCGTTCGACGCTGGCGAGGACGAGGCCACGATCGTGACGCTGTTGCCGGCGGTGCCGATCGTGTCCGACACGATCTGGATCGTTGTCCCGGCAAGATCGGCGCTGTAGGTCTGCGCCGAGATGGCGCCGACGCTGCTGGCGTTCAGCGCAATGACCGCATTGGCGATGGTATCGGCGAGCGTCGCGCCGATCTTGATCTGGTTGCCGGCCGGCGTCGCCGTGACGAAGGTAAAGACGGTGCCACCAATAGTGATGGTGGCATTGTTCGCCGGCTGGGCGCTGAAGACGAAGCTGCCGGTGGCCGCGACGCCAACCGTGGTGGTCGGCGCGCCCATCAACAGCTTCAGCCAGTAGCCAAAATTCCGGAGGTCGATCGGGACGACGATATTGCCTTCGTTGTTGATCACGTCCCGCGCCGGCTGCTGCGGATCGCGGCCGTAGCCGAGGAGGTCGCTGGCGATCAGTGCCTGATCCTCACCGATATCGGCCGAGACGAAAGGCAGCTTCTTGAAGCCCGATCCCGGCACCGTGCCGTAGGTCGATTCATACGCCGCCGCCATGATGGCGTTGGCGCCGCGTGCCCGTGCCATGGGAGTCTCCTGAAATCAGGTCAGAGGGTTGGAAGTCGCGTAGGTCGCAAGAATGACGGCATCGACCCAGCGGCCGGCGACCGTGCCGGTCGCCTCGAGGTCGTCGGTCGACGGAGCTTCCGGTTCGAGAAAGTCGCAGAGCCCGCCGACGGTACGATCAGCCTCGACGGCTTCGCCGATCGCCACCAACGCCGCGTCGAGTGTCTGCTCGCGCGTCAGCGGGGCCGCAGCGAGAACCGCAATCTCGACCGGGATTCGGTGGGTGTAGATGTACGTGAGCGGCGACAGAGTGACCTCCGGATCGCCGGGATCGCCATCACGGACGATCACCAGCCCGCCAGCCGGGATACGCTCGGGCTTCGCCGCGTTACGCTCGACCTTCGCGCCGGGCAACGCGGCCGCGATCAGCGCCTTGACCGCGTTCAGCACTTCTTCCCGCCGGCTTGTCATCGATCATGTCCAGTGCTGTGCGATGAGGCCGGGGACGCGCTCCGCCCAGCGTTCGCCGGCGCCTTCAACGTCGAGGCGCTTCCGCAGCGTCACCTGCGGCACCAGAATGAACACGACGATGGTCTGCCGGCCGGCGAGCGGCACGTAGGAATTGCCAGCCTTCGCTTTCCTGACACGCGACCGTGCCAACCCCGATTTGCCGAGTCGGGCATCGTCGGCGACCAGCAGTGACGGCGCGCCGCGGCGGTAGACGAAGCGGAGCCGCATGCCGGTCCGCCGCTCCCAGCCGCCCGGCGTCACGCGCTTCCGTGTGCCCGAAGCATCAAGCCCGGTGGCGCCGGCTGCAGGCGTCGGAATGGCAAGCCAGAGTCCCCGCTTAGATCGGATGGTCACGCCGCGCTCGAAGGCGTCGATGATGTTCGGCGCTCGCGACCAGACGAAGGCGGCGGCATCCGCGCTGAGACCGGAGACCGGATAGCGCTTGCCGCGCCATGTATTTGCGAGGCGCCCGCCGAGACCCGAGCCGGTGACCTGTTCGCGGAGCTCCGCCTTCAACCCGCTCGTCACCTCGTCCATAGCCGCTGTGACAGCGCGCTCCACATCGGTCACCGCGCCCTCCAGCACGGCGCCGACATCGTCGGCCTTGAAGTCAAAGCGCACTGGATCAGGGCCGCAGCGACACTTCGCAGGTCCAGGCCAGCCGCAGCGTGTCGCCGGTCGGATCGGCGATGATGTCGAAAACGGCGCTGGCGATCTCAATAGTATCGCCCACCGCCGGCTCCGCGACCTCAGCTGTCCGCACATCAATTAGGACCGAAGGCATCACCGCCCGGCTGTCGCCAAACCCGAGGATCTTGTCTGGAGACTTGCGGATGACACGAACCGGGATGCCGGCGCCGATCCCGCCCGTCCGCCAGATCGCGTCCTCGCCAATGTTGCTGTCGGCGAAGATGGCATCGACGGCGGCTGGAAAGGCTGACAAGGCTCAGAAGCTGCCGTTCAGCCGGACCCGGCCGATGGTCTCGCCGGCACCGTTGCCGACCGCATCGGTGGCCGTGCCGATCAGCGTGTTCCCGGACGCGGTCTTGGTCGTCTGCTTGGCGGTGTTATCCCAATAGACGCGGTCGCCGGGTGACCAGGCTTGCGAGCCGACCTTGGTCAGGTCAAAGACGCCGACGAGCGCTGCCTCGATGGCAGCACCGCTGACCGCCGCGCCAGTGGCGACGCCGAAGATGGAACCGATCAGGAGACCGTCGCCCGAGTTCACGTCGTAGGGCGCGGTGAGCGTGATGGTGTTGCCGGGCTGGATGTAGTTCTTCATGGGTGGATGTCCTTCTAGAAAACGACGAAGGGCGGCAAATGCCGCCCTTCTCGTCAGACCGTGGAAGATGATGAGGCGCTATGCGCCGGCGTTCTTGTAGAGCCCGCGCCAGTCGATCGCCTTCGCCCCGAAGTCGAGCCGGCACTTGATCTCGACGCCGTCGACATCGAAGCCGTTGCGGGTCTCGATGTAAGCGCCCTGCTGGCCTTCGAGGTAAGCAAATTCGACCGTGTCGATCTGGGCGGGGCTTGCCGCGAGGTACCACGCCGTCAGGCTGACCGCATCGAGCCGGGGCTCGGAGATCGGCGTCAGCGTCCGGATCGATTGCGGCACCACGTCGCCGGTTTTGGCCGGGACGAGGTTCTGGGCGATCAGTTGCTCGGCGGCGAGTTCGAGGGACGCCGGGACGACCAGATAGGCGGGGCGAATGTTGAGCACCGTCTTTTTGTCGAGGCCGGTCTGCTTGGCCATCGAAGCGCGGCCTTCACCGACGCTGGTGACGCTCAGGGCCGCGCCGGTGCCGGCGAGGTTCTTGTGGGTGGCGTGGAAGAGCGCTACCCCGTCGGCCATCGCCGAGTTGGCGGTGATGATCGCCCAGACCACATCGCTCTCCAGCGTCGCGATGGCCGTGCCGTACATGGCCGGGATGCGGGTGAAGGCGTCGAGGTCATCATTGATCAGCACCTGACGGGTCACGCCGACCACCCGGCCATAGGTCTCGATCCGGTAGCTCTCCTTGGATTCCGCGATCGTGCCGCGCTTGAACTCACCGCTTTCATTGACCTTGAGGAGCTGCGGCGCTTCGCCGATCTGGACCCGGTTCATCGCCTTGAAGTCGGTGGCGAGCACCTGCCGGCAGAACGGCACGAAGGTGCGCGGATAGACCTCGTAGGCCTGCCGCAGAGTCTTGTTGGTGACCGCGGACAGCACCTCCGGGAAATCCGAGGTCGAGTGCAGCGCCCGGGTAGCGATCTCGTCGCGCGAGAAGCCGCGGACATTGACGCCGGCCGACCCCAGGAACTCGCGGGCAAGCTCCAGAAGTGTCATGCCGCGATATTCGCGGGCCGGTTCGGAGAGCTGGAAGAGTGTCGGGCTGTAGCGATGGAGCAGCGCGTTTGCCACGGCATCGCGGCGGGTGACACGCTCGTCACGACCACCGAGGGGCACCGAAACGTGCGGGAAGGTCCGCGTCCGCTCGGAGTTCTCGGCGACCTTGTCGAGGATGACCCGGCGGGCCTCGTCGATACCGACTCCGCGAGACACGAGGTCTTCGGCCATCGTCCGCTCCAGTCCGAGGCGGGCGGCGAGGTCGTAGATCGTGCCGACGCGGGCGCGCTCGGCCTCC